CCGCTTCCGCCATTATTCAATTTAACTGCGACAACTTCGCCTGGTATAGCTGCATTTTGAATAGTTTTTTGTTCTTGTTCTAATGCAGGTGAAGTTGCGTCTGCGGAGTCGACGAATTGTACAGGAATATAGTTAGCAGAAGTAAATTTAATAGAACGAAGAGCAGTTTGCCCGTACATATATTTCCATACATAACCGTCAGCAGTTGTAAATGGCAATAGTGATGATCCTGCAGGTTTAACAGTAGAAGCAACGGCAGTTCCCTGCGCATCGCGACCTTGTTGTAAACATATGAATACAGCAAGTTCATCATTCATAACAAAGTATGAATTAGTTGGATAACCTTGAACATGATCATCATATCCAGAATAAATTGTACCTGATGACCAGTTATAACGAGGAATTACATATGAAACATCTTCAGCATTTTTCATTGCCTGCATATTATTTCGAAAGTCTCTTTCAGTTTTTGCAGTATTAGTAGGTATCGGAGCTGCATCCGTAGCATTCCAATCTTGTGATCTACCAATAGCGATATAATATGTGTCAGATGAATCATTAACATCCGTAAAAAGATCATTAAGAATTTGTTTCTTAAACTTATCTGTAATAATTGCAACCATTTTAGATTCCTTAGCTCACTGTTCCGCCGTTGTTACCAATCAACTGCCAATTGGATCCATCCCACACCATCTGACAACCTTGATTATTACTCAAAGCTATATTAGTTCCTGGTCCAAAATTGGCTGGAGTGATAGTAGCAGCACCAGCATTCTTATTTGTAAATATTTTATGTTCTCCAACAGTTGTACCATCAGCTACTGATATTGTAATCGGAGTTGCTGAATTTGCGAGAATAAATCCTTTAGAAGTATTTGCAGCACCAGTAGCTGTAACCACATCAGAAGCATAAGCTCCTTTTTCAATTTCTACTGATCCTGTTCCCTTACCGGCTAAATTTAAATTAATGTTTGGATCATCTCCAGCTGCACTTAAAATAGGATTCGTAGTAGTAGCTGCGTTTTGTACACCGACGTGATTAACCGCGCTTCCTGTTGCAGTAATACCAATAAGCTCAGCTCCATTAACGTCTGCTACATAACCACTAACTTTTGGTTGAGACATTGTAGGAGCTGTAAGAGTTTTATTTGTTAATGTTTGAGAAGCAGCAATTAAAGTAAGCGTGTCACTGTCTGATAAAGTTGGTATATTAATATTATGATTCGCAGTCAATGAACCCGCTATAAAATTATAAGTGTGCGAAGCATCGTTATCTTTAATTTTTATACCGCTTACTATTGGACCAGTAAGTGTTTTATTAAGTAATGTTTGTGTGGCAGAATCAAGCACAATATTACCAGAGGCATTTGGTAAATTAATAGTATTATTTTGTGTAGGATCTGCAGCATTTAAAACTGTGTCATTAGTATCATCAGTTGCACCTTCAAATGAAATACCACTACTAGCAATAGATAATATACCTGTTAGAGCATTACTATCTCCTCCAAGTTTTTGATACAGCTCAACAAAATTTTCATTAATCTTTTGCCCGGCCTGACGAAGCGTATCACCACTTCCATCATTAGCAAATGTGCCAGTTGATATGTTCTGACGAGTCATTGTAAACCTCTAAAATATTTAATCTATTTATATCTAAAATGATACATATTCTGTGTTGACGGAGAGATTAATAGGCCTATGGTCGCTATAAGGCCAATAAGCTATTCTATCATTACCATCTTGTAAATTTCTATTATTGCTAAAGTAGGTTGTGTTGTTTGTATCACCAACATACAATTGGCCTGTCTTTGCATTATTTATAACCCATTCTCTAACCTGTGCTGGAGTCATACCTGGATTCATTTGTACTAGAAGAGCACACATTCCTGCTACCTGTGGAGCAGCCATACTTGTTCCAGTATAGTTGAGATACGTCGCATCAGTACTAGTACCACCACTAATAATATTTGTTCCTGCTGCCCACACATCTACTCTTGGTCCTTTTTCACTTGATGAAGCTGACGCTTCACTACTAGAATATAAACTACTGTCCATATTACCAACAACAATTGTATCGGTACTTCTGTTACTCGAACCTCTGTTATAATATAATGGATTCCCAGCACCTATGTTTCCAGTAGCTACTGATCGAGTCATATAGTTATTATAATCTGTTCCGCCATCAATGTCTAGTTTTTGATATTGATTCCCACCAGACTTTGTAATAATAACACCTGCTTCATGTAGTTCATCTATTTCAGATTCAAAACCATATATTGGACAATTCACTCTATCTAATCCATCACCAATTATTGCATTAGAAGTTCCGGGTGTGGTTCCTACACTAGCGCCTCTATAATTTATTCCAGTAATATTTGTTAAATAAGTTTTATATCCCCAACTCATATTCATAACTGTTGGTCTTCTATAACCAGTGTTAGGATCAACAGATTTATTCAAATGAAATTCTTTCACAGCATCAAACCAATACAGTGAAGAACCAATATAGCTAATTGGTAAACTATATAGTTGTGCACCAGGAGCCCAGCCAACAGTCAAACCACCCATGGTTCCAAGAACATGAGTAGCATGATTTCCTGCAGCAGTGGAATAGTTGATTGTACTAGCACCACTCATATTGGGTAGTGTGTTCCACTGAAGCTGATTATATCTTGTAGTACCATTTGCATCATAAAATTGTTCGTGAGTTGGTCTTGCAGAGTCTCCTTCGTGTACTACAACATCAACACCCGTACCATCTAAATGACCAGTATAATATTCAGAAGTTCTTGTATCAGTTGTGCTCGAACCCCAAACATTAGTAGATTCAATATGCCTTAACAGTCCCCAATTGTTTTGAGTGGAATTGTTGCTAAACCGAGGCCAGGTACTTCTGTGATTGACTTCAAAGTCTAACATATCGTCATCCCACTCAATAGGTTCATGAACACTATTGACTCGAGGGTCATCTCTTAGAGTTGTTGCTTCTTCATCTGTAAGTGCCATAGCAAAATGTCGTGTGCTACCATTACGTGGTTCAACAACATCAACTGTTCGATCTGGAACATAATCATTACCAGACTCAGCTGTTAGTTCATCTTTCAGCTGGTCTTTAGGTTGACCCTTTTCCATTGCTATGATATATGTTTTTTCTGACATAGTTTACCTATACGATGTTGATTGTATTGCCCATACCTGAGTGTGATGTACACTGATAATAAAGTGTTGCAGGTGCAGACATTGGAACAGTGAATACAATATTTCCACTACTTGCACCATTGTTTGTAACACCAGTACTATAAGCGGATCCACCATTACTTACTCTAATTTGAAATGGATGTGAACCACCAGAATTATTTACAAAGGTGTATGTGTCACCGCGGCGTAGATATAACACCGGATCATTAGCATTTGTTGGAAAGAATCTACTATCAGCTGCAAAGACGTAATCACTGGCTCCATTAGCAGTCAAAGTAAATGTTGCTCCAGGAGTACTACTACCACTTGATATAACATCTGACCAAGCGCTATTTTCATATGCCTGAAGTTTACTTGTTGATGAGTTATAAACGATCTCACCATTAGCAGCTGCCAAAGCATTACGTTGAGTACCCGTTAAAGTTGCAACTCTAAATCCACCACCAGAAACAGTAACAGATCCACCGACCGTCATATTAATATTAGATGATGATGTAAGCGTAGGCGTTCCTGCTGTACTTGTTCGAATAGAATTAATAATAAGACCATCAGAATCGAACTTACCAACATCTGAACCTTTGACTCGAATATCAATCTCGTCGTCGGTATTTGCATGGAATGATGTATCGCCATCAGCATCCATTATTAATTCGGTTCCGTTCATATCAATGGATGAACCACTTGCAACATAGCTTCCTAAATCACTAATCTGGGATTCTGTAATCGATAGTGCAGCCTGATGTGCTGTTACATCACTTTGTATTACATTATAATCTGTTATATAACTTGATAAGTTTGGTGGAGTATATGAGAATACACCAGTACCATTATTATATGATAAGGCAGCTGATCCTGCAGAATTTGTAGAAACGCTAAAGTCTGAATAGGATAGACCTCCGCCTCCACCACCGCCACTTACGTCAGCAGCTGCTACAAACATTTGTTGAGCAGAATCCCACTTGAGAATCTGGTTATTGGATATGCCAGACATATTAACATCTGTATGTCCGCCTACACTACCAATCCTAGCAGAAACATAATTTGAATCAACAAGCGATATTGTTTTAGCCGAGTCGATTCCTGTACCGACATCACTAAAATTAGCAAGCTTCACCCAAGCTCCGCCATGTGCCATGTATCCTGCACCTTCGGAATGAACATGAGCAAACATGCCATGGTAAGTTCCGGCAGCCGGTAATGCACCAGCTGAATCATAATTGTTTGAATATAATATTTTATGTGTTCCAAAATTTATATCAGAATCACCGGCGATAGTATTTAAATTTAAATTACCTTGCGCAGCTTGTGCAATTGTTGTAACTGCAGCAGAGTCTAATATTGACTGAGAATTATCTAATGCTTGTGCAATAGATGTAACCGCCGCCGAATCTAAGTCAGCGCTTTGCAGTGTGGTAAAGTTGGCATCGAGCTCGACGTGGGTCAATGCCGTCCCTTTAGTATTTCGTAATGTAATTGCCATTTTTTTACCTCTAAGTAAGTTCTACGTAATCTGAGTCGACATAACCAATTGTCATATAGCGTGGATTTCCAGCAGCCGAGTCATAGAACCAGAGTGCTTGATCGAACCTTTCTATATCGTTACTCATTCTCACACCATGCTGATCGATTGAAGGTCCTGCTTCTCCGCTATCGTAGAATGGTGCAAAGTCTTTTGCCGAATCATCAAATGTCGGCGAGTTAATATTCATCGTATCATCTATTTTACCATAAGATGCAGCAAAGACGTCAGCCCTCATATTTGCATAATCGCCAACTTTTGCTTTGAGATCAATACGTTCTACCACTGTATCTGAATCCCCATCGTCCGGAAGAATACCAAATGTTTCTACTAATCCATTTGGTATTGTATAATTAGCTACACCCTCAGCAAATAGTGGGGATGGCGGCTGATCAATATTATCTGGCATTACTAAAAATTCTGAATTAGTCGATGTTAATTCTAAAACAACTTGGCCACCTAAAAAGAATCCAGCCGGATGTACAAACTTTTTATATAATTCTCTCCATGTACTTAATGGAATAGATGATTTAATAAGAACAGAAAATATTTGATATAAAGCACCGTTTTGAATATAACGAAGCGATTCTGTTCCTATTTTTGATTCACTTACAACAAAAAGATTATTCTTTGGATATTCTATTTCAACATCTAATCCATAAAACGCCCGAAAAAATCCTTCTGCAGAAAACTTTGTACCTTTAACCCTATAAAAATTTGCAAAGTTACGAAGTACTTCGCGCGGCTCACCAAAATATGTTGAGTTAGCACCATCGGCAATCGATGCAAATATCTTCTCAATGTATTTTAAGTCAGTCGCTTCTAAATCATATAAGCTATATAAATCTTGTAAGGCGTCAATTGTTCCATCAGAATCCATGTAATCATAATAACCTTCTAGAAAGGTAATCAGATTTGGATAGGAACTGGCATAATATTGAGGTAGTACATCTTTAATACTGTACGCCCGTAAATTTAAATTTGTTCTATTATAGTCTGGTCGATGAGACATTTTAATATCCGGATGAAGGTATGCTTGGAGATCTTACATACGTATTAGATGCACCTGTTGCAGATGAAGTCACACCAGTTGAGCCTCCAAGACTAATTTCTGTCCGTTGTCTATCTACTACACTTGTAGCATATGATGTACCTTCGTCTAAATCTAAAATATAACTTCGTAATGGTTTAATTGTAGATTCATTAGCTGGAGTACATGTTAATTTAATATAATTCGTACCAGCAGTAATAGCTGTTGGCGCAAATCCAGTTAAGCTAACTGTACCAGTTAATGGTTCATACGATCCGATATTATCGATTTCAACAGCGCCTCCAGAGTTAATAATCTGTAGTTTAGTATTATTTAAAGCATTTCTAATAAAACAAACTTTATCATCAAAAAGAAATGTAGAAGAAGTTATAACAAAATTTGTAGGACTAGATGCTAATTCTACAGGAAAGTATATCTTATATGATGTTGATTGTAATAAATCTGGAACAAATCGTTGTTGTAATTTTACTGATGCACGAGAGTTAAGAACAGCATCATTAATATCATCGATGTCTCCTAACAACTCAGATCTTCTAAATATTCCACCAAATTTTTTCAAATTATTATTAACATATGATTGTACTTGTGAGAAAACAGTTGATTCTGTTGATTTAACAGTTTGTCCAGTTAAATTTGGATCAAAGTTAAATGTTACAATAACTTCAAGATATGTTGTTTGTGGATCTTCGAATACCGTATCAATAGAAAGAATAGAAAGATTATTTGATACATCTTGTACGATTGAGTTTTTGACCGCTGTCTTCTGTGCTTCAGTCGTACCATCTTCAAATACAAGAGATGCATATACTTTACCAAAATCTGCTGGTACATTATCTTCACCGCCCCAAGCAATAGCATCTGTAACTGTTGAATAATTTCTCTGTATTACTGCACGATAATCATCGGCTGTTACAAGTCTTTGTTGTGCAGCGAAAGAAATAGGAGCGTTCTGTCGAATAGATTCTATTGATTGTCTTGGCCCACCGACACCAGATGCAGCAACTGTAGTAACGGCTAAAGGATAATTGCCAACGCTCGGAACATTTATCTGAGCTCCTGGAGCAAATGTAGAAGCATTATTGGCTGCAGCTCCTTTACAAGATAGATATGTAACTACGATTTTATTACCAGCTGTCGGTGATGCGCCAAATGATATTCCATCACCAAAATTTAATTCGTAATAACCATTCGGTGCTTCTGATATTTGATAATAGCGTGACTGAGAATTAACATTAGTAGCAGTAGTAATTGGATTATAAGATACAAACGAAGAGCTCGATGCAGTTTCATACACGTAAACTGCAGCAGTTCCAGTATCCATAGTTTCGTCTTGGATAACATAAAGCTGTCTTTCACCTACGTCACCGACAAAAAACGTTTTTTGTTTTTGCACGCCTTCAAATATTTGTATTGTACTTCCGCCATTTTCATTTAGAAACTGGTAGAAACCTTCGCCATTATCTGTCGCTGCATAATCTTCTAATGTCTGAAAAGTATATGTTACATCATCAGCATCAGCAGTAAATGTATAACCAGCGCCTATTATAATAGAGCTAGGTCGACCTACAACGCCAGCAAGATTCATAGTTAATTGTACTTCAGCTCTTGATGCAGTCCGGGATCTTGGTACATAACCCAGAGTAGCAGCATGAGATACGACCGAACTACGTAATTGCGCAGTTGTAAGAAATGATTCGTTTAAAGCAAAGTTAGCAGTCAATGCATTATAATGTGTATTATATGCAAGTACGTCTAAAATATTAGAAAGACCTGACGCTTCAAAGTTATAGTCTTCGAATTCTGGTTGTTTTGCAAGATATGTTTTTAAAGAGTCTTTGATAGCATCAAAATCTAATTGACTATTTTGTACCGTAGTTGCCATGTTATCTCAGCCTTGATAAAGATGTGGTTACAGTAACAAGTTCGCCGACGTTTGCTATACCGAATCGAATTGTTACATCTATTGCGTTAGTATCTGGATTGTCTGATATATCTATTTTATCTATTATTGCTCGAGGTTCATAGTTATTAATAGAAGCAATAATAGCTTGTTCTATCTCAAAAGATGTACCATCATCCATGTTTTCGAAAAGAGCATCACCAATTCCACCACCAAAATTAGGTAGGAATGGTTTTTCTCCTGTTCCGGTCGTTAATATATTTTTTACCGCTTGCTTTACAGCAGCGGCATCAACTTTTTTAAATATATCTCCGTTTGTCTTTGCATTAAAAGAAAGATCTATGTCTACATAATTTTTAGATCTAGAAGTTACAACGCTACCGGTTGATAAGTTTCCGTCTTCTACTGCAAATGCTCTATTCGTTGCCATGACCGTTCCAAATAATTTGTACTATTTATAATCTTTAAGCGAGTATTTCTATAAGTTCGCCAGTAGTTTGTATAGATCCGTTATATCTTGTTTCTAATGCTTTAGTAAAGTTTCCTTTATAAGTGGAATCAACTTTTGGCATTTGTAATATGACATGGCATTCTAGAGATTTATTAGGATTATATCTGTCATAATCTAATATAATTTTCTCATATAACAAACTATCTTTCCAATAAACAGCTAAGTCAAACATTGCGGCATGATCAGGTATACCAGCATTATTAAGTAATTGATACACAACTACACGTCCTTTTGTCGCTAAATCATTAAGACCGCCGGTAACTAGTTTTTCTTCCGGGCCTTTTTTATATAGACCTTCTACTACAATTAATCGTTTTTGATGAAATTGACCTAAATCAGTATTGACTGTATTCATTGCCATGGCTTGTAGATAGAACTGACGTGCAATCTGTAATCTTTCAGCATCATCAGTAATATGATTCATATTTGTTTTCTCACCTACACCGCCTAAAAACTTTCCTATTGATACACCTCGAGCTAGCTTTGTACCGGAAGATATAAACGGAGCATTATTTGGGTTAAACAAAGGATCTGGTACAATCTTTTTAATACCAGGATTTGGTTTGTAATATGGATTATAAAAATTAAAATCACTCATTAGCGTGCTCCAGCTGGACCAATAACAGAAATATTTTCTACTACGGTTGGATCATTACTAGCAGTTCTACCTGTTTCTGCAGGGATAGATTTACTTCCTAAAGCTTCTGGATTTAGTTTATTTTCTGCCACTTGTTTTCCTGTAAAGTCTTCATTATTTTTATTGTTTTCATCTCTGAGTTTAGATCTTATTTCACTAGTTGTCAATGGTCTATCGCTTACTCCACCAGACAAAGTAGTTTGATTAATTAATTTTTTTAATTCATTTTCTGGATCTACTTTTACATCTTGTATACCGTATTCAGAAGCTAAATATATAAGTGCAAAGTCTGAACTAGGTAAAGC